TATAAATGTACAAGAAATAGTGAACAACCTCTTACACACGATTTGTCAGCTCTTGTTGGATTATATGTAGAAACTATTTAAAATAATTAATTATGACATTTAATTCATTAAATACAATAATTGATGATATCATACTTACTGTGAGGGATAACGATGTTAGCGAAAGTGAAAAGCTATCCCGTATACAGATAGAGCAGTGGATACATCAATATAGAGCATATTTAATTAAACAGGATCTAGATAAGGGTAGAGATATAAATCCAGAGTATGTACAAACTATTGGACCTTTACATATATCCAAAGTAAGTAATTGTACTGGCGGTTATAACTACAAATCAGATGAAGAGATACCTAATTTCATTGACTTACATTTTGGTTTAGGTTTAGTTGCTGTAAAAGATATGAATGGCGATTTAATTCAACTTGGTACAGAAACCAAAGCTAAATACCAAGTAAGTAGAAAATATACTTGTAGTGATTACATCGCTTATATAAAAGGTAATCATCTGTACATACTTGGTCCTGAACATTTAGAATATGTTAAAATAGAAGGTATATTAGAAGATCCTACCCAAGCTGGTGAGTGTTTTGATAGAGATGATACTCCGTATCCAGTGCCAGCAAATATGATACCTACGATTAAACAAATGATATTTGAAAGAGAATTGAATATCATGTTACGAGTCCCTAGTGACACTACGAACAATAGTACAAACGACGTTAACAACGAACTGAATGCAAGAAACTAAATACAATAGAAAAGCTTATACGATTGCTGACTTCTATGATGGTTATTGTAATTACGTAGAAGACAATCCACTATATCAGGTTTCTTATAAAGTATTTAGACAAATTGTTTCAGATTACTTTAGATACTTAAGAGACGAGATAATTGAAAACGGAAAAGAAGTCAGATTACCTTGTAGAATGGGTACATTATCCATAGTAAAGCATAAACCTAAAGAATATACTGGCAAAAGTTTGAGAATGGATTATGCTGAAAGTAAGAAGTATGATAAGATCATATACCATTTGAATGAACATACTGGGGGATACAAATATCGTTTTTATTGGAATAAGCAAAATATGCTTACTAAGAATAAAACAAAATATCAATTGATAATGACAAGAGATAACAAGAGACATCTGGCACAAATATTAAAGAATCATGTAAGAGATTATGTTGAAATTTAAATTTTATTATTTTGGTCATATTCAGATATCAGAAAATGTTTCGGGTATTTATGCCATTGTAAATACGCTCAATAATAAAAAGTATATAGGAAGTTCTGAAAATCTACGTAAACGATATAGACAACATTTCAACAATTTAAATAAAAACAAACACGTAAATACACATTTGCAAAGGGCGTACAATAAATATGGAGCGTCTGTATTCGAATTTTGGATTTTAGAAGAATGTGAAAATATCAGAGACACCTTAATCACTTTGGAGCAAAAATGGATAGATTCCGATGGGGATTATAATATATGTAGACTGGCTTCTCACCACAGTGGTGAAGTTTATACCGGACACGTGATAACTGAAACACACAGGAATATTATTCGAGAAGCTAACAAAAATAGAATATGGTCAAAAGAAACATTACAAAAAAAGTCAGAGTTTATGAAGAACTCTGATTATGTAGCTAAGTTAAGAAAGGCCGTATTACAACTTGATTTAAACGGAAACGTAGTTAATGAATATAATTCTATTACAGACGCTGCAAAAGCTATGGGATTTATAAATAGACGTGTACAAATAAAAAGATGTTGCCAAGGTAAATGTAAAACTGCATACAAATATAAATGGAGATATAAAAATGATTACAAAACTGATTAGTTCTAAATCTGTAATTGCAAAAATAATAGCGGATTTAGATTTAAAAGAAAATGAAATTAAAATCACAGACTACTTCGAATGGATTGCTGAAGGAATGGAAAAAATTGGTGCAGTTACACAATTAGAACCTAAGGTAAAGACTGTAGAAATACACAATCATCAAGCTCAGATACCATGTGATTTACATCAGCTTCATCAAGTAGCGTATTCATTTAATTGTGATGGACCGTGGTTTCCAACTAGAAAAGCCACAGGCTCATTTGCTGTATGGGATCATGACGATTGCTGTTGTGATTGTTGTGATCATTTTGGGCATACTAAGGAATGTAGACATGATTGCAAATGTGAACACTGCGATCCAAATATGATTGTACAGAATGATGTGATGGTGAATCTAGTGGTAGATATGTATGGTAATATAGATAAAACCGAAGCAATTGAAATGCTTAATACAAATCAGAATCTTAGAACTATAGTATCTAATTTAATTAATCAACACACTATAGGTGATCATCAAGCTTTTTATTTTGATACAGCAAATCCAAGTTTAGGTATACAATATACTGTTAAACCTGGTTATATTATGTGCAACGCTCCATGTGGTTATCTTAAGCTATCATACAGTGGTATTTATACAGATGAAGAAGGTTATGCTTTAATACCAGACATGACCTCATATACTGAAGCTCTATACTGGTATGTTACAATGAAAATGAAATACCCAGAGTATCTTAATGGTAGAATGAATAGGGAAGTATATTATGATATTCGTAGATCTTGGAATTTCTATAGGAATCAAGCATATGCGGAAGCATTGATGCCTAACGAAGATGGTTTAGAATCTATAAAGAACAATTGGAATAAGATTGTTCCTGAGTTTAGAGATCATAATTCCTTCTATAGTCATACTGGGGAACGTCAAATAATTTATAATGCTACTACATAATGAATGCACAAAGACAAACAAATACTTTTCAGAAGGGAATGAACTGTGATCTAGACTATTCAGTTATAGATTCAGGACAATATCAATGGGCAGAAAACATACGTATTATTGCCAATGATAATAGTTCTACTGGAGTAATGCAGAATATTGAAGGTGTGCGTAAGCTCAATCCTACATTGACATTGAATGGTGAAACAATAGTCCATACAAATACAATTAGGGATTGGGCAATTGTGTTTACTAAGAAAGGTAGTAACTTCAATATCTATAGATATGATTTTGGTGCATCTGAAACTGAACCTATAGCAACTACAGTAGCGTCTAACATAGCATTAGACATTCCTATTATAGATGGTCATTATGCTGTTAGTAGTGTTTGTAAATGGGAATCTGATGATCTAGTTAAGATATACTGGTGTGATGGGGTACATCAAATTAGAGTATTAAATGTAGCCACAACTCATCCTAATCTTAATGTAGACTCTTTAAATATATCACCAAAGAGTCAATTACCACCTTTATTCTTTAAAGGTTTAGGTACAGGTGGATTGAAAGCCGGTAAGTATCAATATTGCTATCAACTATTTAATCCCAGAACATCTGAAACATCTATATCTGTTTTATCTCCAATTATTACAGTATCTAGAAGTTTAGAAAATACTAATAGCCAAGATATTTATGGTAGTTCTAAAGAAGAGACTACCAACAGATCCATTAAGCTACAGACTACTGTGGATACTAACTCTTTTAGTAGAGCTAGAATAATTTCTATATATTACTCTAGTAATACTGCAGAACCAGTTACTACAGTGATAGATGAAATAAGTATTTCGAATAATACTCTAGTTTATGAAGATAAAGGTGGTTCAGTTATTGATGAACTTACTCTGGAAGAATTCAATGGTTTAAGTACTTATATATTTACTCCCAAAGTAATAGAATCTAAAGATAACATGTTATTTGCTGCTAATATCACTGAACAGACTTGGGATATTAGTGATGATGAATTTGATGCTAGAGCATATAGATGCAATAAGAATGGTCAAATATTATTAACTTCTACATCTGGACAGGATTCTATAACATTTTCTACTTCAGAAATAAGTACTAAAGATATACCAACTAATCACGACTGTATTTGTCCTGCAAACTATGATGATAATAGTCAGTATTTATATGCTCCAGATGCTACAGGTAAGTATGTATATGGTGGTATAGGTAAAAATATTTCATATAGGTTTATAAAAACAAATCTAATTGAAAGTGATGCCCCTACATCTAGGACAGGTTATGCTGAAGATTCTTTCTCATTAAACTCTAAAGCACGCTCTACATCTACTCTAGATTTATATAACATTGAGGAAGATGGTTCCTGGTCAGATGCAGGGTCTTTATCTTTTGCTGATGCTACTGCTAAAGTATTAAACTATAGTAATAGTGAAGTAGAATCAATGGCAAGGAGTTATATGAGAGATGAAATATATCGTTTTGCTATTGTATTCCACAATGAAGAAAATGTAGTATCTTCTGCACGCTGGATCGCAGATATAAGAATGCCTAAAGCTAGTGCACCCGGTTATAACATCTTTACTTCAGGTATGCGAGTAGATATTGGTGGTAGTACTACTAATAGTCTAGAAGTAGTTACACACCCATTAGGTGTACAATTCACAGTTAATATACCAAGTGATTTAATCCAAAGTAAGAAGATTACTGGTTATGAGATTGTAAGATGTGAAAGAACTATTTCAGATAGAACAATATTGATGCAAGGAGCTGTTAGTTGTGTTTGTAATTATGATAATACAAATCAATTAACTGCTTTTCCATATCTTACTTATTCTACTTCTCACGGTATGGTGTCACAAAATAATAAATATGCACATGCTTTTGACTTTAGTAGTCAGAATGCTAATGAATATTTCTTATTTATATCTCCAGAAATATGTGTCAATAGAACAAATGCATCTGAAGTAACAGGCAGAGCTACAGAGATTAAAGGTATATATAGACTAAGATCTTCAATATCTCCTGATGAATCTATGGGTAACGGTACTCCTGCGAATGATAAGGTTGTACCCAAAGGTGATAAAGTCAAAGTATTGGTTGGGGCAAAAGCTTCAAAACATGATTTAAAGAATATAACCTCGAATACTGGTACTAGTTGGGCTAAGAATAGCGGTTGGGCTTATACTTCGGTTACGGCTATAGGTGATTCTATAAAACAGTCTACTGCAAATAATGCAATTTATATGGGTGCAGAATCATGGTATGATGCCACTTTAGCTAAGTATTACAATAAAGTTACTACAGGGGGATATAATTCAGCATCAATTCAAGACATTACAATTGCTACTAATACAGATCCCTTTGACTTAGATGACGACGCATGGAGAACTAAAGCTACCAATGTAGGTAGCATGGTATACTATAACTGGGTATACGGAGATACATCTAAGGCTAGTGATTATGATGATAACAACGTTAGGAAAGTTGGACCTCATGGGGTATGTGCAATATTTCAGAGTACGGATATGACTTCTCGTAATACTATGGTTGGTGAAGTACCAGAATTAGCTGCTGGACCTGAAAGTGCTAATACAATCCTCATTGCCAATTTAAAACAGTCTGTAACACCTTATGGTGGTAATAGCTATGCTACAAGACAAAACTCTGTATACATTAGTACAGGATCTTATATTAGTGTAAAAGACAACAGTAATACTAAAGTAAATGTATTCGGTGGCGATACATATGTTGGTGTATTAGATTATGCTAACTGCATGTTTGCATACCACAATGCTAGTGATAATTACGAACAACCAGATAATGAAAGAATTAGAGCATATAATGGTGCTTATATACCATTAGAATCTTCTATCAACCTTTCATTAAGAACAGATACAGTAGGTACAGCTAAGACTTATGAATCTGGTACAGGCTATGCAAATCACTTTGTAGAGAATGATATAGTACAAGTAGGTTCTATATATGTTCAGAATACGCCATTATATGCTTATAATGATGCTTATTCTGCTCAACCCAGAGCTAAAAACTATGTTAGTAAATCAATCTATAGTATAGATAATTTACATACAGATACCAGAGTAATGAATTCAGAACCTAAGACTAACTTAGAAGTAACAGATTCGTGGACTAAATTTAGAGTTGCTAATTACTTAGATGTCGATACTAGATTTGGTTCTATAAATAACTTAAAGCTGTTTAAGAATAACTTGTTGTTCTGGCAAACTGACGCTTTTGGCACACTTGCTGTAAATGAACGTTCTCTTATCCAAGATAATAATGCAGGTGCACTTACGTTAGGTACAGGAGGTGTATTAACTAGGTTTGATTACTTTACTACTAAGAATGGTTCTAAAGAGAATCAATTAAGAACTGCAACACAATCAGATAGTACAGTATATTGGTATGATGCTGATAGAAATGAAATATGTGGTTTTGATAATCAATTACGTACTGTATCTAAATTAAAAGGTGTACAATCTTATTTACACGATAATAAGGACATAATTACAAATGATCCTATATCTGTATATGATAAAAAATACAATGAAGTTCTTCTTACTCTAGAAGATAAGACTTTAGTGTTTAATGAACAAGTTGGAGCTTTTACTTCATTCTATACTTATAGACCTGATTGGTATGCTGAATTTA